GGCGTCGAACTTGCGCTTGAACTCGTCCGCGTCGCGGGCTACTTCTTGTCGCGTAAAGTTTGCCGTCCAATCGTTGAATGACTCGGCAGGCTGGTCAGGATAGACCGTGTGTGAAATTCCGTTAGGCTTCATGTGTTTGTATGTTTTCATGTTCGTAATCCTCCAACAATCGTTTTGCAATTTGATGCCAACTTACATCGCCAAGAAAAGCTTGCGCGTACGATGCAACTATGCCATCAACACCCGATGGTTGATTGTGAAACAACCATTCGTCAACATGCGACTCAATAGCCTGCGTCAATTCATACAGCCTCGTGTCTTCGTCGACGTCATTCCACTGGTCGCCGTCAGTGTAATTTTCTTCAATAAACTCATCCCAATATTCGTCATCGGAAACAAGTTCAAGGCGAACTCGCCATGTCGCGTAGTTGCGCCAGCCGTTGTATTGTTGGTCCATCAGTCTTCTTTTTTGAGGTGAAGGAAGGAGGCGGCAACCGTACGGAAGTCGTCAATTTCTTCGAGGGTCATGTCCTTGAACTGGTTGGAGCGAAGGCCGACAAAGATGTCCCAGGCCAGATCGCGTCCCTTGGTGCTGTGTGTGTTTTTCATGGTCTGTGTGTATTAGGCGCAGATGACTTCTACGTAGGTCTGCCCTTCCTTGAGGGTGGGAACGTCGGCGGCAGGCTTGACGTAGAAGGCGCCTTTTGCGGTGGCGTATTCACGGGCGGCGGCGCAGGCGGCGTCGTACGTGTCGAAGTTCATTCGGGCCAGCGTGGCGGTGCAGTTCTCGACGGTGCCTTGGATGGTGGGGCGGGCGGTGGTGGTGCTGATTGTGTACATGTCGTGTGTTTTTGTTTGAACTTGGGGGCAAGGTGCAAACAAAATTGCGTTTAGGCAAGCAAAACCAAAAAAAACTTGCGAAAAAAAGGCCCCCGACGTTTCGGAGGCCCTTCAGTCAAACAGAAAAAATATCTACGCCCTTTCAAAAAAGGACACACACAAAGGCGTGATGCCTACTAAGCACAACACTATGCCCGGCCAAGATAAACCATGCTCGTGGATCTGCCAAAGAGCCTCCAACACAATCGCCCCGCCAATGGTTCGCTTGGCTGACCAGCGGCGCAGGTTGCCTTTCTCGCGAAAAATTTGAGACACATCTAAGGCCATGGCCATAGCAAGCCAAGGGTTTACCTTTCTTTCCACCTGTTCGTCCTTTATACGGCCTCTCTTACGCTCCATACGTAATCATCATTGCGTTCTTGAACCGTAGCCCACCAACCGCCAAGGCGTGGCGTACTGAAGTTCTTTTCTGTAGCCCATCCTGCGTACCTGTCACCCAGCTTTTTGTAACTACCTAAGCGGAGGTGGTGGACGGTTCTTTGTTCGAGGTTCATAGCCTGCGTAATCCTGTCTACCGTAATAGGTAGGTGCCATTTTTGGTGGTCGTGTCCCCGCAAAATCAAATCGGCGTCGGGAAAGTCTTTTTGGTCAATGTCTGCGCCCAAGATACCCTTCGAGCGTTTGGCGCCTCCGCCGTACCCGTGGTGGTAGTGGACGTTGAAGCGTCGACGGCTAGAACCATTCCTGTTAGGCGTTACACACAGCCATCCGGCGTACCCCCCAACCTCTACGTGTCCGCCCTTGCCGTTGATGATTTGTGCCACCCTGTCAATCGGCGACACCATCATGCGCTTCTCAATATTTGTCTCGTGGTTTCCCTTCGATATAAACTTGATGACGTCAGAGTACTGGGAAAGCTTTTCGCCTACGTCCTGTATCACCTCATCGACGTATACGCACGACTTGTATTCCGGCCTGAGTTCGGCGTAGTTGCCTCTGGGGTCGAAACGGCCCTGCATAAGGTCAAAAAGGTCACCAAAAATGAACACGCCGGCGCCCAGTTCCCGTGCCTCGTCGAGGTGTCGGTGCAACAATTGTCTGTCGCACTTCATGGCGTCATAGTGGATGTCTGAAATGAAAAGGAAATGGCGCTTGTCGCCGCGCTTGGCGAAGTTGAGGTCAACTTGGTGAACGGTTCGCGATTTTCTTAGTAGATCCACAGTGCATTGGGTTTTTTGTAAGGGTCCATGTCGACATGTATAAAACCAGCGCCTAAGCCTACTCGATGGAAACCGGCGTCAAGCAAGGCTTCGAGCATCAAAAAGCGGCGTTCGTTGCACGTTACTGCGATGTCTACAGCCCATCCAAGCAAGTGGCTAGATTTTGGGCTGGCGGGGTACCCCATGTCAATGAGCTGGCGGTTGTAATCGACTGTGCGAAAACCACTCGTAATAATCATAGGGTACCCGTAAATGTCGCGTGCAATATCTAGAGCCTGCACCACGTCGTGTTCCATCAACTCGCCAGAGCCGGGCCGGTCTGGACTGTCGAACTCTGAAAGCTTGAAATACTTATACATTACAAGCCCTTCTTCGCCAACAAAATCTTGAGTTCGTGGATGCCTTCGACGCATTCCTTCAGCATAGTTTTTAGTTCGCTTTGGTCATTTTCAAGACGGTAGACCCGGCCCTTGAGTTTGGCAACCTCTGAATTCAAGGATACCCATACACCGACCACCCCAACAAGGGCTGGAACCAAAGTTGTCAACGCTTCTATGTTCATTGCTTGTAAATTTTGCGAATGCCCTCCGGTCCGGCTACGATGTAGAACCCCGTCGGCAGGTCGTCGAGTGGTCGGTAAACTCGGCGCCCGCTGAGGTCGTATATCTGCTCTTCCAAGGGCATGGCTCGTTGTTGTAAATTGTTAGGTTGTTCTTGTCCGCATGGCTGGCCCCACACGTTCAGGAAGGCCAACAAATCATTGACGTCTACTGCGCCATCGCCATTGACATCTGCCGCACATCCCACTTGGCAACCATACTCGGAAAGTAGCAAAAGCAGGTCGCCGTTGCCTACGGTACCATTGCCGTCCAAATCGTAAGGGCATTGGGATGTTGAAACGCAGAACTCAAGCGTAAGGGCATCCCAGTCGCCATCAATGTTCACTGGGTAATCAACGCCGTCCACACTGACTGCAATGGCGCCGCCATAGGGCATGCCATCGCCACCGTCATCGTAAATCGTCAACGTGTAACATCCATCATACAGGCAAGTCTGGTATTGGTATTCGTTGATGCCTGTGAAGTAGTTGTCAGCTTCAATTACTACGCCATCCGGACCTTCTAGTGTCCAAGATGTTTCGGAGGCAAAGAAATCCGTTGTGAAATGCATTTGCCAAACAGCGCCCGGCGCGTAGTTCACGAAGCCTACCGTTTCGTTGTTTTCGGGGTACTGGTCTAGAACCGTCAACACTTCGACACCGAAAGCGCCGTCCAAAGGCACGTTCTCAATGGTGACAGCATACTGTTGTCCGGAAACAAGGTCGTATAGGTCTTCGTTGTAATAGACACCGTTGGAAACAACGGCGACGGAAGCGGCTGATATATCCTGAGTGCCTTGCACCGCGATAGTTACAATGACGTCTTGTTGCGGGTTACAGAACGGCGTCGTGTATTGGACATCGACAAGGGCAAGGTCGTAATCCACCGGGGCAACGCACCCTATGCTGTAGGGCAATTCAGAACGGCTGGTCATTAACAGGTGGTGCATTTTTTCGGCCTGCCCTTGGGTGTATGCGTTGCGACAAACCTGACCCGTATAGTCCATGTAATTGGACGTCATGGCATCCGGACAGGATGGCGAATTACACGAGAAGTTGGTAGTTGTCGGTGGCGTGTCGCACACCATGTCGCCTTGAGTCGCACAATTGCTCTCAGATCCGCAAGAAAGCGTGTTGTAAAACGTGTGTTGCAAGCTGAGGTAATGGCCCAACTCATGAGTCAACGTCTTGCCCAGATTGGTTGGGGTTACATTGACACGGCTCGCAAGAATAACGATGCCGTCCAAACAGTTCCCCGTCGGACCTGTGTAGGCGTACCCCTGAATGCCACCAAAACCGTTGTTGCCGTTTATTTCAGGCACAACGTAAACGTTTACGTAGTCGTCAAGATTCCAACACCCCTGTTGCTTCACCTGCAAATCGTTGGCGCCATCGTCAAGGCCAGAGACCGCTACGCCGTCTTCAGCGAAGCCCGGTATGAAACTAAGGTCATGACGCGTAATGCCACTTGAAGGCACCCCGTCCGGGTCTCGCTGTGCAAGGCAAAATTCTATCTTGGTGTCAACCCCTTCGCCGTCCCCATCCGTGCCCGGTATGGCCCTGAAATGATTGTTGACAGCCTCGACGGCAGACAACACATGAGCGTCCGGAATATTGGCCCCTGTGCCTAGCGCGTCGCCCGCATGCATGATGTGGAAGACGATAGGCAGCGTTACAACGTCCATTTGTTCGAGTGCGACGTCAACGCGGGGATAGCCCATAAATCTACTTTGCAGGCTTCTGCATTCCTGTGCTTGTAGGTTTAGGGCTAGCAGGCTGAGCATTACGGTTAGGAGCCTTATCATTGAGCCACTTTTTTAGAAGGGTAATGTTTTCTTTTCTGTCTTTCATCGTAGAAGCTTGCGCGCCAATTCGGGGTCGTAGCCCTCGTGCCCTGTGCTGATGGTCATGCCGTTTTGGTAGTAGACCGTGCTTTGTGGGAACATGTCAGGCGACGTGTTGCTAGTGTATTCCGGGAATGACGACTGATTGGCGCAGATGTAGTCTACCATGCGTGTCGTGTAGAACTGCGCGTTCTGTCTGGCGTTTTCAATTTCTCTGTGCAGATCTGCCTGCGAAATTGCGCCAGTGTTCTCAGCCGTACGTATGACTAGGCCGCCATTGTCGAGTTTCACGTAAAGGTTTGGAATCATTTCGACCATAGCCCACCAGACCGTCGCCTTGCGAACGTAAGTGTCGAGCAACGTTTCGTAGTCGCCGGCGACGCTGCCGGCCTGCACATCAGACTTTAGCTTGTTGAGCAAGTCTGTGCCCAAATACTGTTGTATGTATTTGTCCTGCGCGAGGATAATCGAAGGAATCATCACCGTGTCATCAACCCCGCCATTCAGTTGCGTCATGCGCTTCAGATAGTCGGGATTCACAAATAGAATTTCTGCTGTCAAAGCCATCTTATCGAGGGTTTAGGTACCCATTGTTGGGCATGTTTCTAGGTTTGATGTCTTGTTTGCCTTTTGGTTCGGACTTGATGCGATTCGCACGGGCCTCTGCATCAGGCAACCGGCTGATAATGCGACGTGCTTCCGCCACTGAGACTTTGCGGTTGTTCTCCCTTTTCAAATAGGTCTGACGAATCCAGCGATGGGAACACCACGGGCCACCCTTGAATTCCCAAATTGAATACGTATCACTGCCATTTGGACCAAAGCCGGGGTTGACGGCAAGGTTGCCAGCGGCAAGAATGTCTTCTTTACGCCAGACCTTCCGAGCGCGAATCATCTGCTTGCAAAAGTCCCGGCTATTGTCTGAGATTTTGCCGTCATACTTGTATCGAATGCGGACAATGTCGTTATCCATTTCCGATTTACGCTTGCTGTCGCCGGGTACTGGCGTCGCAAAAGCCCACAGGGCATCGCGCGCTGATTCCAACTCGTCGTCAACCTCTACTTCATCAATAAGTTCGTATTCATCGGCGTCAACTTCTTCGCCCGATTCCAGCAGGTAAGACAAACAACCGGACAAGTCCAACGTGGGTTCCTCAACCGCAGACAGTTCTTCGGCAACAGTGGGCACGTCGGCCTCTGGTGCCTCAAGGCTTACGGCAGCCGGGCAGCCAGCAGCAGTCAAAATACTTACCACGCTGTCCTTGACAATCTTTTGATACGGCTGCACAACTTGTTCGTCAAACAACTGCGATGCAATTTCCAATTCTTGCGTATTGCCAAGCTGTCCTGCAGTCTTAACGCCAAACATGGCGCTGGAAACTACGCGGTGGCCAATCATAATCTTGTCAGACACCTCCGTAGACAGGAATTGGTATTGCTTGTCTGCGTCAGAAAGTGGGAACGGCTCGAAGTCGGGCTTGCGGTCTGGCGAATCGCTGTATGTGACGATAAACTTGCCTGCATTCGTGGCCCCGGCTAGTTGATTCTCAATATCATTGCGAATCCGGCGGCGTTCCTCCTGTGCAGGCACACCATTTTTGAAGTGTATGGTAAAGGAAGGCGCCAAGCCATTTTTGATATTATTGATGTGGTATTTGCCGATTTCCTTGTCCAGTTCGATGTAGTCAATAGAGCCGATGTAATCAGGCTTTGGGTAGTAGTATGAGCCGGGGGAAAACGGCTTGACATACAAGACCTGCACCGGATACTCTACGGCGGCCATCGGGTCGAAGGTTTTGACCTTTTCCGGCTCAATTTGCTTGTTGCTCCAGTCTTTTGAATAATACATGAACTGGCATTGCTCGTCCTCATCAACGCCTCCACTGCGTAGGTTTTCGAAGGGGCAATGGCGCACCTTGGCAATTGTCGTACGATCTATGGAATAGACCACTTCAAGCGCAAACCCGCCTTGAATTTTTAAGTCTAGACACGCCTTGCGCACCTCGTCATCCAAGCCCCATTCAGCAACCTTCAATTGCGCGTCGGCGTCGCTGGTCCTAATGCCGTCGCCGAAAATCATATACGCAATCGACGTGCATAGCGCGTTGTGTGTGGCGCTAGACTTATACAAATCAATCAAGTACTGCGGGAACATATTGTCGTCGCCGTAGTTAATCCAGCCGAAGTTGCTGGGCGCTTCCTCGTAGGACCGTTCTTGGTATTCTTTAAGCTTGAGAAGTTCCATATTATTCGTAATAAATCACGTTGTCAGGGATAGTTATAGTTGGCACGGTGTAAGGTAATTCATCCGACACCTTGCAAGCGCCAACTTCGCAAATGCCAACTACGCTTTCGTCTGTTGGGTCGAGGTTCGTTGCGCTGTTCTGTCCCCAAATTTTGTAGGTGTAAAGGCCTGACCGCTGTAGCAGGATTTCGCCGTTGGTAGGGTCATTGCTGTTTGTTGCCAATCCAAAGCGTGTGTAAC